AGCGGTATGCCTATCGTCACACTCATGCCAAAGCCTCCGTCCAAAACTTGCTTGCAGATGAGTTGACCAGCTCCAATAAAATTTCTGGGTTGTTCCAATCTGATACCGAGCTGATACCAACCTGGTCGTTCAGATGCACCTGGCATCCAGATAGCACGGCCTCAATCACCACGCGGGATTCGGCATCAAAGTCATTTGGTAAAAAGACGAAGTGCTTGGCACGAGCCATTGTCTCCAGCACTTGCTCCCTGGGCTTGTTCCAATACATCACTAGCGGTATGCGGTTCTCCTCGGCCCAGCGCAGGGCGTTGTCGGGTCCCTTCTGACGGTGCAGCCTGGCAGCCCAAAGTGCGAACTCCTCTTTAGGCTTTGACTGAAACTCAGATGTATCGAACGATGACAGCACCCAGGTTGTAGCCTTCGGCTGCGTCCACTCCAGCTCTATCTCCAGATGTCTGGGTGTTCGGCAGATGAACTTACTGGCTGAGTTGATGAGGGTCTGGCGAGCAGGTGTTCGGGTCTGCTTGTGGTGAACCATTATGACTGGATTCTTGGTAGCCAACTGGGTCATGGCCTCATCGGTCAGCAGGTCTGTTCCAGTGATGATGAGCTTGTCAGCATCCATGGCTTCTTCCCATTGATCGGGACTGAATACTTTGACTTCATGTGATGCGGCTTCTAGGTAGCGAGCATCGCTCATCTCTGCTCCACCGCGATACTTCCCAGGAATTCCGTTTATTGTTTCTATCTCTGTTGGTAGATGGTGGCTGAGCCAGGCAATCATGCGAACAGTCCCTTGAAGAACGGCGTCCACTTCCACTCCCATAGGTGAGTAAAGTCGAACTGCTGAGCAAAGTCCACGGAAGCTTGATTGACACCGCGCTCTGCTTTGTAAGCCTCCTCCAGTGCAGCAACAATCTTGTTTACCGAAGGTATTGAGAAGAACGATGACTGAGCCTCGTCCCAGAACGGTTGGCCATCCACTTTCCAACTGGCTTCTGATACTAGGTCCTTGGATGCGGCGAAGTTGCTTGTGATAACGCGGGTTCCACACGCCTGAGCTTCCACGGTTGGAATGCCAAAGCCCTCTCCATAAGAAGTGCTGAGTAGAACGTCCATGGCGCTGTAGAAACCTGCCATGGCTGAATCTGGGTATCCAGTGCGTAACATGTCGCGGTCTGGTAGAACGACAGCCGATCTGTCCAGCCCTACTGACTTGAGTAGAACAGCTAGGTCGAATCCTCCATAAACACGCGATGGCTCACTGTGAATGTAGATTTGCGAGTTCGGGTATTTCTTGTGGAAGATAGCAAAGGCCAGCAGGTTCTCTGCATAGGCTTTGCGGTGAATTTGTCCATTGGCTTTGTTGGCTGCAACCATACCGACTAGGAAGGTATCTTCTGGAACACCCATGAATTCTTTTGGTTTCATTCCCTGTAGCTCAGCCGTTGGTTTGTAAATCTTTGTGTCTATACCGTGCGGAATGTAGATGGACTGAATTCCCACCGAATCCAGTTGCTGCTGTCCGTGTGGTGACATTGCGATTGAGGTTACATTTTCGCGCTTTAGGAATTCAATGACCTTTGGCGGCGGTGTTGTGTGGTCCAGTGGAACCCAAGAAACTATTGGGCCATCAAACTTTAGCTCGTTATAGACCCATACATCGTAGAGGGTCATAAGAACTGTTTTAGTGTCTTTATGTTTGCTGCTGAAGTCGTCATACCAGGGCTGCATCACATCTGTTGAATACAGCGTGAATCCACGGGGGTAGTGTGGGACTTTTTCTCCAGCAATGTCCAGAGTCGAATGTGCGCCCTCTAGCCCATAGTTTGACAGGGCAGCAAACTTCATCCCTGATCGAATTGCGTGTTCTGCAAGTAGCTTTGCTTGGTTGCCATAGCCAGTAGGCATACCTGGGCTGTTTGAGGCAAGTGCAATAGCGCCGTTGATTCTAGGTTGTTTTGACATAGCTTCACCATAGCAAAAAAGATTAGTTCTCGCTATCTAGAACTAATCGTGGCTCACGCTCTTGTAGCGGCACATACGCGCCCAGTTGCCAAGACTGGTATAACTGCCAATGACGCCCTGAATAAGAGCGTAAAGCCATCATAGTAAAAAGAAACCCCCGCAGCAACCTAGATCTGCGGGGGCTTCAGCTATTTCAGCGGATACTAGCTAGCAGCACCGATGAAGTATTTGATGTGGCTTGCGTGAGTCAAGTCACCGTCAACGCGCATCATTACACGGAACACTGTGGTGTCGGTGTTGAATGCGTAGTCGGTTGAAGTGGCTACCTGAACTCCACCAGCAACGCGGACCTTGTATGAAGGCCAGTGTCCGAATAGGACTGACTTTGCGCCAGTCGCTACTGCGGCGATAGCTGGGTTCTCCACAACTGGGTAGCCAGCGAAGTTGTCTGGCTGTCCAACGTTTACCTGGTAGAGGTAGTTGCCTGCGGTGTCCTTGAGCTTGCGCATTGCACCGATAGCTGGGCCTGCTGCCATGTAAGCAACACCTGGGAGTCTGCGAGCAGCTCCGTCAAGTGAATACTGAAGGTCAATCAGGTTGTCAGCGGTGAACGCACCAGCAACACCAGTGCCACCAGTGATACCAGAACCAGCAGCGGTTACAACACCGTTTGGCTTGTTTGTTCCGTCACCAGTGGTTAGAGCTGCGTTGACAGCGAATCCAAGGCCGTTACCAGCCTGCTCTGCAAGGTGAGCAGAGATGTTGAATCCAGCGTCAGTGATTAGCTCGTTAGCTACTGGGATGAGCAGACCATACTTGTAAGCGCCAAGAGTGATGGAGCTGTAGGTTGGCTCGGACTCGTCAATAGCAGAACCAGCAGCCTTGAGGGTTGCGGTGCTGTATGCGGTCAGGGTTGGGATAGTGATGTCCTCACCAGAAGTGGTGTTGATTCTCTGTCCGACATCTAGCATTGGGCCAACTAGACGAGCAACATCGAATACCTCGTCATAGAAAGACTTTGGCACGGTGTTGGTTGAAGGAACGAGAGTTCTTTCTTCTTTGGTGAAGGTGTGAGCGCTGCGAGTTGCAGCGATCTGGCGTAGAACATCAGAAGCCGAACGCTCTGAAGTCTCTGGTAGAGCAAAGCCCTTAGCGGCTACGGAAGCCTCTAGTGCGCGCTCCTCGTTGCGCTTTGCAACGGCGATTGCATTGTCAGCACGAGCGATGTCGGCCTCAATGCGGTCAATCTTCTCTAGTTCAGCAGCGTCTAGACCGCGACCTTCCTTCTCAGCACCCTCGATAACATCGCGGATCTGCTCGGTAAGGTTTGCGCGAGTCTCCTGCTGAGCCTTGATGAACTCAGACATTAGTCTCCTTATTTGATTTGAATAAATAACAGTCGCGCTGACGCAAACTGAACACGGCAGAGCTGACTCACATCCGATAAGTAAATTTTACAACTGAATTCCATAATCAAAAGAAAACCCCCAGAGGAAAGGACACTCTGGGGGAACTCGCTTGGTCAGCGGTCAGGGGCTACCGCTTTTCGTCAGCCTTCAATACGCGAGTTTCTTTCGTTGGCTCATAGGAGGCGGCTTCAGCCTTAGCTGGAGCATCTAAGCCAACAACTGCTTCAGCCATGGCGTCAGCCAACTGAAAAACTGGTCCCGTCTCTGGGTTTCCAGCAACCTTGAGGATTGCTGCTTTGATTTGTTCTTTGCTTGCCATTTAGATTCCTGTCAGTAGTTTGAGTTTCATTTTCTTGAGGGCAAGCTTCTCCATGTCACCTTCAGGCTGTGATTCATCCTTGACGGTGTAGGAGCTGATTGCCTGGTTCAGAAGGCGGCCTTCCTCCTCGGAAAGCTCCTTGCCTTCTTCCAGCTTGACCATGGCATCTGCTAGAGCATCGGCATCTACCTGCGCTCTTTCAGCCACCTTGTCAAGTCCGCGGACTGAGGTTGTGCCTGCCGTGCTTGAGTAAGCAGGGAAAGCAACGATTGAAACTTCGTGAAGTCTGACCGAACGGAGAGTGCGTTCTGATCCGTCTTGGGACCATTCGTCTCCTCCTGCTGGGACACTGAATCCAAAGCTCATGGAATCTACATCGCCACGGCGTAGTAGCTCGGAAGCATCGCGTCCAGCGGTTGTGTTTGGAAGTTGGGCGATTACCTTGAGTCCACGCGTGTCCTCGTAAAGCTTTAGGGTTCCAGCACGGGTTGAACCGAGAACTGTTCCGCTGTCGTGGTTCCAGAGCAGCTTGATGTCGTTACGGGCCTCAATGGAGCGCTTGAATGCCCCTGGAGCGATACGCTCAATGAAAGGTAGTGGTTCTGACGGCTCATTGAATACTGCTGCATAACCTTCAAAGGTCATGTAGTCGCCATCTTCGCGCACTTCAAACTCAATTGGAGTTACGCGCATTTCTATCTTCGACAATGCTTTGCCTTTCGCTCGGCCTTCGTTTTCTTCTTCAATTCTAGCAACGACACCTTCTGCATGAGAGAGTGCGCGTTGTGCTGCTCGCTTGGATGGACCTGAACCCCACAATAAATGTGCAACTACACCAGGGCTAGGATAATCAGGCGAATCAGGTCGTGCGGCGGGACTGTCCAGATCAGGAAGGTGACGAGCAATCCAAGCCCGAATCCTAACCCACTTGTCAGCAGTGACATTGCCCGCTGCCATGGCTCGCGCTTCGCGAATCGTCCTGTCAACCAGTCCATCTCCACCGAATCCTTGCTCGTAGTATTCAAGGCCCCTGCGAGCGGCTGCTCTCATGTAAGCGGGCGGTTCTAGGTTGACTTGTCTGTATTCTGTCTCTGGGATGGAATTTTCTTCCATGTCATCATCTTCAGGCTCATCTTCTGGTTCTGGAAGCGGAGCTATCTGAGTAAGCGTTGAAAACTTGTGTCCGACATAAACATCGGTATCTCTCCAACCACCGTTGTATTCCTCATAGACCTGAATAAGTGCGGCTGGGTCTGCGGGTGTTCCTACGACTGTGACTGAACTATCTGGAACATTGATGCGACCATCTTCGACAATCTCCTTGATTTCTCCTCTTGCTCGTCCACCTGACGCGTTCCAAGAAACATAGTCGCCAATCTTTAGCGTTCCAGGCATGGCTCGTTCTCCGCCTGGCTCCATGTCCTCTGCTAGAGATAACGCAACCATCTGGTCAATTGCATCTTGCTTAGATCCGTGACAACCCATTACTTCGCCATCGGACTTTTCGACTGCCCAACCTGAGCAGTCTGGGTTCTTATCTGAAATGTAGTATGGCATTAGATCTTCTGCCTCATCCAACTGATTACGTGACCAGTCTTATTGCTTACCGCGTAGAGCTGCTCCAGCGGCTCTAATTCAAACTGATAACTTTCTTCTTTGAGTAATAGCAATCCATTAGTGATAGTTACATTTGCATTGCCAAGATAAATGTTTGTGGAGTTATCGTTATTGTGAACCGTCATGCGAACTGGATTATTGTGAACGCCGTCTATTGCAGTAGCAGCAGTTCCCACCGAAGTCCAACCATTGTCAATCATTACTGTCCCTCTGCTTGTAGCTGGACCGAATCCTTACCAGTGTGAGTAATGTCTGGCAGACCAAGCTTTGCCATTACATCTGCTGGGTCAAAGCCAACTTGGATAAGCCTTTGTGCCATGTCCACTTTTTCGGACATTGCCGACAGGTCAGCAGCATCCACATTGACATTTGCAAGTGGAACACGCACTGTCTCTGCCGATGCGTCATCAATTGGTTCTAAGTCCTCAAAGCGGCGAATGTCGTTGATCTTGTAGTAACCAGACTGAAGTCCGCGAGCGTAAGCTTCTGTTCTGCTGTTTACATCTGCGCGTAGCAATCCATCTAAACTGAATTTCACGAATGCAGCTTCTTTTCCAGTTTCCTGAGATAGCAAAGCTGTTAGTGCGCCTTCAATCTTCTGTGCGATTGGGCGAAGCGTGTGAGTTACAAAGGCGATGTTGTTTTGTTCAACAGATGCGTAAGTATTTGTGCCAGGAAGTCCAAGAAGGTGTGGTGGGATGTTGAATGCGCGAGCAACATCTTCAACAGCCATTCTTCTGCTGTCTAGGAACTGAGCTTGGTCGTTTGGAACATTCGTTGGCTTGTATTGCGCTCCACCAGTAATGATTGCTGTTTTGTGCGCTCTTGCCCATCCGCGGTGGCGTGAGTCAAATGCTTCTTGCATTGACTTGGCTTGTTCAGCAGTTAGGTTGCCTGGAACTTCTAGAACACCTGACGTTTGAGTTCCTGAACCGAAAAATCTAGCTGCATACTTTTCTAGAGCTGATGCCAGACCGAAGTTCTCTCTTAGCGCCTCTACGCGTGAGATTCCGCGCAGTGAGCCTGGCTTTACAACATCTGGAATAAAAACAATCTCATCTTGTGTAAGTGCGCGGGTTTCGCCAGTTACATTGAAAATGATTCTGCCTTGTCCGTTGCGCTTGATTTCTACATCAAGTGGATTGAGAACCTTCATGTCAACGATTACGCCGCGGCTGCGGAATACGCGAATGAAGATGTTACCCTCTAGCAACAGCGAAACAATTGCAGAACCGTAAAAAGCTTCTTTGGTTGTGTCAACATCTGGTTTGGTAACCCAGACTGGTCTTGGGCGTAGCGCGTAGCGCGCACCCTGCGATCTGATGTAAGCATCAATCGGCAAAGTTGAAATAGTGTCAGAGATTAGAGATACAGCAGAGAACACGGCATTGAGTTGCAATGCTGTATCAGTATTGACAACAGTTCCTGATTGGGACTGAACATCTACGAAGTCTCCAGAACCCCAGACCGTTTGGAATGAGATTGCGCGCTTTTCAAAGAGTTTGTTTAGCATTAGCTACGCTCCAGGGCTATACCGAAAATCAATGCTGCCACGCCCGCTATGATTAGACCGAGTGGTGGATAGATTATGGCTGCTCCAGCAGAAACTAAACCTGCACCTAGGATTTGCAAAATTGTTGCTTTCATGTCCGCCTAAATAAATACCTGTGGCACTACTTCTTCCATTCTACCTACGGTAGCCCGTTCATAAGCGATTACAGCCGCCACTGCTGCGTCAATACGCCGATTGCTGTTTCTGTTCTCTTTGACAATGCGTGGACCGATGTTGTCTATTTTCAATACGCAATTGTCTAAGTGTCTGGCAAGCAACGGGTCGCCTGAATGAGTTAGCTTCTTCTCCATTACTGCATCGAAGAATCTCGCTGTGGCTTTGACCATGCGAGAAGGCGATGTGGATGGAAACTCCACTATCGGTAGGCCGCGCTCCTCTTGGAGGTAGGCCATTGTGCGTTGCCAGCGATAAGGGTCGCAAGCTATTTCCCTGACTTTCGGATAATCCTGGCAGAACTGAATAATTTCGTTCTCTACATCCGTAATGTTGACCCTCCAGGAGTTGTCATCGTCTGGACCCTTCTCCCAAGCCTTGATTAGGAACAGATGAGGCATCTCATCGTCTTTGGGGATAGTGCAACCGACTAAAACCGTGGTATCACCTGAAAACGAGCCGTCAAAGCCGATAATCAGCTCATCATCGGGTGTAATCGTCTTTTCGCCGAATAATCCGTCCCATGAGCCAGTTGGTAGCCAAGTTAGGTTGCTAGATACCCATTGGTTGCAACGCTTGGTCCGAAACTCAGCTTCTGGAGTTCTTAGCACGGTGCTACCGAAATCTTCTGCGCTGTTCAGGTCCCCGTAGCCTGGGTTAGCGATAATCCATGTCTCAGGCTCTTTGTGGTCTGCTTCGGCTGGGGCTTCCCACCAAGCCATGAAATAAGTTGGATCTTCTATTTCTCCCCTGCTCACGCGCTGACCATATTGGTAAAGCGAGTAAGCGATGGAGTCTTGACCCGTTGTGTCTGATTTCTGACCTGCGGTGGTGATGCAGAACATGGTTGCTAGGTTTCCACGCGCTCCTTGGGCCAATTGCATAACATCGAACAGCGTTCTGTCTGGCTGAGCGTGTAATTCGTCAAAAATCACCATTGTTGGCGACAAACCTTCTTTTGTAAAGGCTTCTGCGCTCAAAACACGGTAAACCGAGCCTGTTGACGGAATTTCGATGGCATCTCGGTAGATTTTGGCTAATTCGGCTAATTCTGGTTCATTTTCTAGCATTTTCTTCGCTTCACCGAATACGATGCGGGCTTGATCCTTGTCAGCGGCGCAGGAATAGACTTCACCCCCCTTGGGTCCAGTCAGCAACGACCAAAGTGCAACACCTGAAGCAAGCGCCGATTTTCCGTTTTTCCTGGGAACCCCCGTGAGTATGACCTTGTGCCTGAAGCCGTCACCGTCTGCGGCGAATGCGTGAGTCAGCAGCGAGCGTTGCCAGTCTCTGAGGTGCATTGGTTCGCCTGCTCGTCCACCGACAGAATCTTTGGTCACGGTGGCAAAGGTGTTTATGAAGTCAGCGGCTCTGAGTCCGTGAGAATTGAGCAGGGCGGATTCAGGAACTGGGGTTAGCCATCTAGGAGGCCAACTGCTCATTCTTTGCCCACTTCTCCTGTAGTTGTTCTAGCTTCGACCTAGCTTTTACTTCGGCGTAGCCCAACTTGGTGCGGTCAGCGGGTGTAAGTCCCAGTTTGCCCATGTTGTTGCTAATCATCACCTCTAGGTCATGCAACTGACGCACGAGTCGCCAGTTGTCAGGATCTGATTGCATCCTCTCCATCAACCATAGTCTGCGGTCATGCTGTTCGCAAACCATTTGTAAAAACTGAGTGTCAGTGCGGCTACTAATCCAGAGCTCGCCTTTTCTGTAAATCTCGTCCCATAAGGTTTGGCCCGCCTCGCCTAAAGGACGAACTGGAGGCACATAACCGCCTGTTAGGGCGATTGTGGAGTTTTCGGGGGGCAACGGCCTTTGGCCTGGGTTGCCGAGCAGTCGCTTCTGCTCAAGTGGTTTAGCTGGTCTGCCCATTCAATAAGGCTATCAGAAAACCTTTTTTTAGCAGAGAAATACGCAACAGCGGCGTCGGGGTGCCGAATTGACACTTTGGCTAAAATTTGCCCTACCCTGGGGGATAGTCCCCGCGGCCCTGTGAGGCGATTAGGCGGGTTTTGTGTCGGGATAAGGTGATTAGATAGGGGACCTGTTTTCGTGGTCTGTAATCGCCGCGTAGGGCCTCTGATAACGCGGGCCGATAGGGGCGGCATAGGGCCTAGGCCAGTAATAGGCGGCCTGGCGCAAAAGGGATCCCTTTTTGACAGGATAAAACAAAGCCCGCCAGGCGTGGGCCTAGCGGGCTGCTGTTAGTTGTTTTGGCTACATTGTGCCGTGTGCTTTTACCTCGCCTTTCTTGCCGTCTGAGATTACGGAATAAACGGCGCAATCACTTTTGGCGTTTGACCAGATTAGCCCGACGTCTTCCGTGTAGCCATTGTTGTATAGCCACTTGTCGGCCTCATATAGAAACTGGTTTCCATATCCATACTGAAAAGGCAGGTAACCGACAATTTCACCATTGACGCTTATTTGTGCGCTGTAGTAAGTGTTGCCATATGTCTTGTCGCGCCATTGTTTAGCATTGATGAAGATACTTAAAAGGGATCCCTTTTTGAGTTGCTCGGTTACCAATTCGCGCCTCTCAATCTGGCGCGGTGACCTGTGGAAATTTCAAAGGCGGCGGGGTCCGTTTCTTCCGTAATCGCATAGCCCAACTTTGCTAATCCGTTTCGTGTTTCGTGTTGATGCTTGCTTGTTGTAACGCTGTATTTAGCCGCGTTTATTGTTGCGCGCTGTTCGTCGGGATAAATTGCGGCTATTGCGCTCGCATAGGACCAAACGACAAAGGCGCCGTTTTCGTCCCAATCTCCGCGAATTGCTCCGTTACTGGTAAAGGGTTGGAGAGACGCGACATATTCGCCCGCGTCCCGTGTGTTAATTCTTGGCATTAGTTTTCCTCTCTTTTGTTTGTTTGGCATTCATGAACTAAATCACAGGGGCAATCCCAATAAGCGCTTACCCAATCACAATTCGAACAGCGGGCGCGGGGTTCTCCCGTAATGCGCGTGTTATAAAATTCCACGCCGTCGGGGATAGGTTCTCCACAATCGCAATATTCACACAAAACACTATCCGCGGGCGCGTCGTCCCAATATTCGACGCGGTTTGAGCAATTCACACATTCAAAAAGTTTTGTATTGATCATTAGCGGCCCACAATCAAAAGCGCCAGGGCCATACCGATAACGAACAATAGCCAGTCTGTTACTAGTTGGTAATCCATTGTTTTCCTTTTCTCTCGCCGCGTTGTGCGGTTAAGGAAACACTAGGGCGGGCGTGTGTGCTTAAGCAAGCATATCGCCGCGCCGTTATCTAATTGTTATTTTTTGCCTGTTGCCATTTCTGCCGTGTGTGCTTAAGCGCGCAAAGGCCCCGCCAATTCTGAGACTAAGTGCCAGAATTAGACAGGGCCGCTGCTTCTTCGCGCGGGCGCGCGCGTTAAGGCGTTTTTAACTGAATTTTTTAGTTTTGACTTTTTTGTAATTGTTGCTGGATCTTGACCGCCGAAAAAGCCTGGACCTCTTTGACAAGTTTGTTGTAGGCAGACAATAGTCCGTCTTTTGTAGCGGCGTAGCGGTGACAACCATCCTGAAACAGGTCATAGCGGTCTCCGTCCCACTCAACCCATACCCAAGGATCTCCAATAGTGAGAACAATTCCGTCCTCGGTCCCCGCAAACCCAGGCTCACCACCGATTACTTCCATAGCCACAGCGTAAGCCTCAAATTGCTCCGCCGTGCCTAAAATTCCAAAGTGGTCACTTGCCGAGAATTGCGCGTATTCTGTGGCAATTGCTAGGCGGTGGTATTGGTGCTTTTGTATGCGGTAATAGTCACTAACTATTTCATTCATTAGAACAATTGTGCCGTCATTTGTTTCTAAGTCAAACCAGGCATTTACTCCTAAAGATTGGCCGCCTTCTACCCATACGGCTATTACGCCAGTCTCGTCAAGTTCCCAGTCATAGTTTGTGTAATCGGTAAGTATTTGTATTAGGTTCATTTGTTTTTCTCTCTCTTTCATTTAGTTTGTTTTGTTTGGGCTGCTGCCAAGCTATAAGAATTTCTAATAGCGCGATTGGCCACTAGCCCCCCCTATAATTCCTGCGATAAACCAGACAAGAATTCCAGTCATGCCCATAGCAATTCCTACGGGCTTATGCCAGGGTTCCTCTTTACTCTCCCAATAGCCTTCGGGAGGGTTGTCTGGCTGTAGTTTGTTTAGTTTGCAATACTCGCGGTATTCGTCATACTTCGCTATCTTTCCGCTGTTGCTCCAGTATTGAGCGCGAGCCTCTTGATCGGCGGATAACTCTTTATCGCGTAGCTCCATTGCAACCCACGCGGCGTAGGTAAATTTCTCAGCCAACTACTTCCTCCGCTCTAATGTGATTGCCGTATTTGTCGTGGCCGCACCTTCTCCCAGGCTCATACATACCACAGTCCCACTCTCCATACCAACTAGGGCGCACCATTGCGCCTTTGCCGTATTTTTCTAGTCCCTGTTCGTATGCCTCAAACATTGTGTCGGCCCATATGTAATCCATTTGGCCGTCTGGCCCGATTATTGTGTAAAACATTTCTTCCATTAGTTATGCCTCCATCCAAGGCCGCTTCATAGCGTTTGGCCTGTATGTTTCCAGCACGGCAAGCGATAGGTCCATATAGCCGCGTATGAATAGGCTGTAGATAGTTGCGGCGGCAGACACGGCTAGTTCGTGATCCTCCTCGGTCCATTTGACCATTTCTAGAATTGTGTCTAGTGCCTGTTCTGGTGTTTCGATAGTTGTATTCATTTGTTTTCTCTCTTTCTTAGTTAGCCAGGGCGGGTTCGCCTAGCAATTCTTTACAGGTGTCTAAAGTAAATTCATAGTTTTTGGTAAAAATTACTTGACAAATTTCGTCAATAACTTCCCAGCGTTCTATGGTGTTGTTGCGGCCTACATAGGTTTCTTTTTGTTCCAGCGCAACTCTATAAACGTGTCCCTTATACCAGGCGCTTAGTTCCTCGATATAACCTTCGGCGTCTGTTACCTCGTCACTCCAGTAAACAACTAGGTCGTGCCAGGAACGTGAATAATCCTGCAAAAATACAAAGGCATAGTTATAGCTCGCGCGCGTAAGAATTTTGACCAAAACTTCTTCGGTGTCATCTCTTTCAGTCCAGTCAAGCGCGTTGCGTAGTCTCCTGTTTAGGCCAAAGTTATCTAGTTCTAGCGGCGATAGTCTGTGGCCTTTTCTTATCGTAAAGACGCTGAAAAATTCGTGGTCGTAGTCTTTCAGATAGTCAAGCGGCCAGTCGTCGTAGCGTATTGCGTAGCGTAGTTGATCGCTTACCTCAATAGTTTCTATTGGCTGTTCCATTTGTTTTCTCTCTCTGCCGTTGTTTGCGGCAAGACAATTCTGCGCCGTGTCTAGTGCGTGTCAAGCAAGTTTTTCGTGTCGTTATCAACTTGTTATTTTTGTGTTATCTGTTGATCTGCCTATGCGAACAAGTGTTCGACAGCCTTTTCGCGGGCGCGCGCATATATGTTTTTTTGACTGAATTTTTGACTGAATTATTTTTAGCGATTATCAAGCGGTTTGTTTCCGCGAGAGGCATTGCACGATCTGTGAGCTGCTGCCAATGGCGAGAGCGGATTGCCAGGCTCAAGATGGTCTGCTTGCCAGGGGTCATTCACGCGAGCGCCGTCACCACAAATGTGGCAGATGATTGCGGTCTGCCTGACAAATGCCGCGCGCTTGCGGTAATCGCTGTTGTAGTAATTCTTTTTATGTTCTGCCCGCTTTATGTCGCGTAGCTGCTGAACGCGCCGTCTGTGGATCTCACAGCGGCTTTCATAGGAGAGCGCCCCACAGTCTAAGCAGGGCTTCTTAAAGGCCATTTTGACTGAATTTTTTTCTGGTTAAAAAGAGAGATGGCAGGAGAGAACCCAGCAACGAACCCAACGAACCCACTGAGTTCCCTCCTACCAAGAGAGAGAAAGGAGAATTGAAAGGAACTTTATGGAAAACACTTCAAATCTCTAGTTAGATTATGGTGGGCCTGAGCCTCTTTGTCAAGTTAATTTACTAATTATTTTTTGGCGTGTTGCTATAGCTTTTGGCTTTGTCCGTGGAGTAAAAGCCGCTGCCCTTGAATTGCACGGCTGGGGCGGCTATAACGCGCTCCATGGCCCCCCCGCAATTGTCGCACTCAAACTCTGGTTCCTCATGGATACTGTGGCGAACATCCCAGATCTGACCACAGGCGCATTCGTAGGTATAGGTAGGCACTAGAACTCCCCTTTGTTTCTTAGCTGCTCATAAGCCATGCGAGCGTTGTAATCCCTTGCGCCGCCAGCCCATCTGCCAGCATGGAAGTAAAGCTTCTTCTGTTCCTCGCTTGGCTCATAAATCTTCTCGTAGATGATCCAAGGCTCAGGTCTTTCAAGAGCGCGCTCACGCATCTCTTTAGCCAGTTGCTCAATGTCTTTCACAGCTTGTAAACCGTTCCTGTAAAGTCCACGCCCTTTTCCAGCATGAGGACCCCCAGTCCTGGGACCGAATCTTCACCAGTGACTTTGCGCCACCAGCCAGATCCGTTGTCCATGGTCGGAGCCATGACTAGGAAGCGTGATGTGCCGCGTGGTGTGCTGCCCATCTCTGTGACGCGTAGGTGATGCCAGTGGCCGTGTATCAAAACTGATGCGTCTGCAACTGGTTGCCTACCGAATGCCTGACCGCGCCACCAGGTTGCCATTGCGTCTGGGCGCTTGGCCTGGTGTCCGTGAGCGATACCGAGAATGTGAAAACCGTCACCGAATACATCCAGGGCCAGCGACTCGTCATGCTCTTGAGGTTCGATAAACCGAATTTTGAGTCCCGCTTCTTGGCTAAGCCTAGCTAACTGACGGCCAATGAAGATGCCCCAGTCGTCACTTGGCTTGCCAACTGCTTCACGGCCTATGCGCCACTGACAGTGGTTAGAACCGACTGATGCGTAGGTTACATCTGGGACCTTCTCTGCCAGCATCTTGATTGTCTGCCATGCGAAGGTTGTGGCCAAATCTACCTGTTCCATGATTGATAGATCGTTGCTCTGGAGCTGTTGCATTGGTGCGGCGTTCTGAAAGTTTTCTACAGTGTCACCCAGGTCTGCAAAGATTACTTTTTCTGGTTTCTGTTCCTTCACCATCTGCATGAGGCGAGCCTGCATTAGCTCGACACGCTCAATCAGTGAGAGTGAGTTGCCGCGGTAGTCAACTTTGCCAACCTGTAAGTCTGACCACATGACCACCATGCAGCGGGCTTCTGGTTTCTCTAGCTTGGCTGGCTTTGCTTTTTTCTTTGCTTCCTGTAGCAGGAGCGGCAGATTGAGGTTCGCAATCTTGCGGCGAAAGTTGAAGCGGTAGGCAGTGAGCCACTCGCCGTCATACTTCTGCCAGCGGGAAGTGCGTGGTGTCCCGACAATCTCAATCTCGTTCGGGTCGAATCCTGCGTCCGCTAGGAATGCGTCAAAGTTTGGTTGGTCTGTATAGCCAGGTGTTGTGGCGATACCTTCAGTTCCATCGAATTCAATGCCTGGGCGAAAGTTCGCTGGGGCAACAACTCTGGAAGCTGGCTGAATGTTTTCTAGCATGGTTCAAGCCTAACTTCTATAGCAAACGCAAATGCGGTTGCGGTGTTTGGTAATGGTGTGATCTGCCACGATAATTCCCCTATCCCGTAGCGCCGTGCTAAGTGCATTGGATGTCCAGGTAGCGACATCTGCCACCGCATCTGTCAGTATCTGGCTGTCCTTGTCACCTAGGGTATCCATAAGCTTGCGAACAGCACAAGCAGCATTTTTCTTTTTTGGCTCAAGCCCCTCTAGCATTCTTCATTCTCTCCTTTAGCATTTTGACTGCATTGTCATAACTGGCATCCAGTAGCTTTTTCAGCTCGTCCTCTGTGAATGCCGTTACATCTTTGACGACCAAAGACTTCAGGAACTCTAGTCCCGTAGCCCTGACGCCCAACTGAATTCCAGCCTCAATTAGTTTCATTGAGATTGCCTCAAACTGGTCCTGATACTTCCATCCGTTTACAAGGTCATCTACATTCAGGTCATCGTTCATTGCACGCTCAAGTCATTCTCATCCGCCAACAGCCGCTGCACGACTGCGATTAGATGCTCGCTGTTAGCCGCACCGAATAGTGCGCGCTGTTCTAGGTATTCCGCCAGGTCCTCGCGGATGCAATCTAGATCGGCAGACCACACTAGGTTCTTATCCCTCAGTAGGGCTGCGGCCTGCCGAAAGTCGGTGTAGATACGCTCGTTGCGTATAAACTCTCGTTCCTCTTTTAGTTCTCTTTTGTTAGCCATTTCAATAATCCTGGATTCTCTTTCATAATCATTAGTAAAGATGTTTCATAGATGCCGATGAAGTAGTGTTCCCAGTCCTCAAAAGATGCTTTATCTTTTGGTCTGACTGGCAGTTCATAAACCATCCGCGCCGCATGAAGAATCTCATGCAGCAGTGTCACTTTTTTCTTTGTAATGTGAAGCTCTGAGTCCACCACGATAATGTTTGCCTCATCGCGGGTATAGCCATAGTTCCCTTCCGCCAAGAAGGTGTCTTGCTTTTTAGTGCGCTCAAAGATGTCAAAGGTCTGAGCGCCTATCTTGACGGACTTTGGAATCATTCTTCGTTAGCTTCCATTTTCAAAAGCATTATTGCTATCAATAAAGTATTTACGACTGACAGAATCATTATGAACTCAATCATCTTCGCCAACCTCCTCGGCAACCTGCTTTATGGGTTGTAGTGGAACATTGATGCCGTGAGCGCGCTCTGACTTCAGGTGCATCGCAAGGCTGTTGATCTTGTCCAACCGAAACCCACTCCAGCGGCGGTCATCGCTTTCAATAATCGGAGCTTGACTAAATCCGAGTTCTAAAAATCGCTTTACCGCTTTTGAAGATTTATCTAATCTTCGCGTCTCATAAATAATGCCTCGTTTGTCAAATTCGCGCTTTGTTTGATGACATTGCACGCAATTAGGCAATTCCCATACTGTTATTTTGAGCATGGCTATCTATTCTCCTTTTCCATAATTTGTATTCCATAATGAACTTGTCCGATTTGGAGGCATTACAACCCCTACATAACGGCATAAGATTTCCAATTGAATGTCTGCCGCCTCTTGCTGTGGGAATTATGTGATCTGCCTCTATATCTTGAAACGTTCCACAAAAAAAACATGCTGAGGCATACAGATTTTTGATGTCTTTTTTTGTAATTACAAAAATTGCGTTTTGGGCTTTTCTTGCCCGATACCTCAAAAGTTTTTGTCTGCGAGAATTTGGGTTTTTTAGATCCCAATTGCGCTTTATTTCTTTTGTTTTTTCTCTATTATTTTGCGCCCAAATTTGACTTTTGATTTTAAGTTTTTCTTTGTTTTTTATTTGATATTCTTTTTGTCTAGTCTTATAGCGTTCTGGATTTTGTAGCCGCCAATTTTTATCAGCAATAGCTTTTCTTTCTTTGTTGGCGCTACTCCATGCTTTTGTATAAGCGGCACGACAAGGTTTACAGTCAGATCGTAAACCTGGTCTCCCAGCTGGATTTGGGCTAAAAGAATCTAGTGGAAGGATTTGACCACATTTGCTACAGGTCTTAGAATCGGTCATAGTCAAGCTCCAATCTTGGCTCATGCCCCAGGGTGGTTCCAGCCATCGCTGGGGTCTTTCCAATTCTAGCTGCATCACAGCATGGCTCCTGTCCTGGATGTGATGGTCTTTTTGGACTCGCGGATTGCTTTGCGAGCGACCTCAAAGCCTACCTGCTGAGATTTAGTTAGCTCTGCTTTTTCGCCTGCTTCTATAACTTGGAAAGACATTAGACGGGCTGCATACTCAGCGCCCACCCGAATGCCCTGCTCGTAGGCTTTGTCCATCTGCTTTGGAAACAGCCAGTCAGCCACGTCATACCACCAGTCCTTGATGTCACCTTGTAAAGTTTTCACTTATACCCTCTCTCATGTGATTTACAGCCGCACGAATTACTTCAGCGCTCGCTGGTAATCCGTTATTCCATTCACGGTCTGCAAGTTGATCTAGCTCCTCTAGCACCGAATTCCAGCCCATGTCATAGCCAGCCTGGAACAGTGCGTCTGCGAAGAAGTCAAGTTGCCCCTTGATTTCATTTACTCTCATAACAGTCCTTTCATCTGTTGATACAAGTAAACCCCACCACTGGGGCGGGGTCAAGCTTGTAAGCCGTGTCGTTATCAAAAAGTTATACAGGCGTAATGCTGATGGTTGCGCCCATCTGCCTGTCGTCATCGTAGAACTTACGGGCCATGATTTCTACAACCTGAGAGTCATCTCCCCAAATCATGCCAGACTGACCAACGCCGTCTAAACAGCCCCGCAGGAGCTTATCCAGATCGGGCGGGACGATTGGTAGCGCCCTATCTGCTACACGAACAGACTTGGGTCTAGGCAAATAGAAATCCACCTCAACCCTTA